TCTCGCCGCTTGACCAAGCTCCCGCAGCAGGGGTGGCCGCTGCCGGCAACCTAGGTATCTTTTCCGCCTGGATTGGTGCCAAGGCTAAACTCCCCCCTCCCCACTACCCGGATTACGTCTTCAAGATGCTTGATAAGGGTCGTATCATTGGACAGGGCGAGTTTGAATATTTCAAGCAAGTTGAAGCGAAGAAAGGTACCCCCAAGACCCGCTTTATGATGGGTACTAACGAAGCCGCCATTAAAGCAATCCATGAACGCCGGCGCGGGAAGCCGTCTTATAAGGTCTACGAGACCGCCAAGACCGAAAAGGTCTATGTGGACAACTGGAAGCCCGTCGAATCCTACATCAAGCGGGTGCAGCAGCGCGTCGGCAAGCTCAAGTCCGGCTGGTACTACGCTGGCCTTAAACTAGGCAAGATGCCTACGTCGGCTTGGATTAGCCGTCAGGGGGCTTCCACTTCTATTTACCAAGCACGGCTCGGCGTCGCCGACCCCGTGATCAAGCTCGGCTCCACCGTAGGCCGTAACTACAGCCAAGGCTACCACTTCATGCGGATGGCCATGAACCACCGTGCGTTCGCCATGCGTGTCGTTATGCTCAAGCATTTGCAAGCCCCGCGCAACCACGGTAAACTCATCGATGTCATCAACCGTCTGCAAGGCGGCTTCACCCTTACCAACACACCCTGATGTCCAACCCTCCCTTCTTCAGCTTCCGCACCGTCCTTGAGAACAGGGTGGCCGGCTACCTTGAGCCGCTCTTCCCAGGCGTCGCCGTCCACAAGGGCGTGACCGACGAAATCCGGGTCATCCCGATCATCATCGCCCACGCCGAGTCCAGCAGCAACATCGAAGACCTCGGCTCCCAGACCCTCGGCAACTACAAGGCGACCCTGAAACTCTACATCTACTCGTCCGCCGACGACGAGACGCTGGAAGCCCACCGCGCTAGGGTCGTGGAGGTCATCGGAGCCATGCGCGACGTGTCGGCCTTGCAAGCCCTCTGGAACCCCTCCACGGACGGCCAGTTGTACGACCTGTGGATTGAGAACGACGAGGAAGGCATGAGCCAGCGTCGCTACGGCAACGTGCTGGAATACACCGTCTGGGGCGTCATGCCCCCGTCCCCTTGACACTTGGCTAAACCCATACGACTATGGCTATTGATTACGGCGTAGGACATTTTTACGGTCTCCGAGGAACTTCTACTTTTATGACGCTCCAGTCTGACTCCGTCAGCCAGAGTTTCAAGCTCGACGTCGAAGTTTCAGACGAAGAAGGCCGTGTCATCACCGACCGCCTGGACGATCTCTTCATCGAGTTTAGTTTCGAGGGTGTTCTTAAAGCATCTGATGCTTTGCCGGCTAATGGTGATCAATTCACCTACGGAGGTATTACTTTTATCACCAAGAACATTGAAGATAAAGGTACTAATAAGGACTTCCGCAAGGTTTCTGTAAAGGCAGTCAAGTATCAGGAAATCGCCTAATAGGGCGGCATCCACGATGGATGCTCGCTACCTACAGGCTACGACCGTCCTGCCCCGCCAGAACAAGGTGTGCGGCAGGACGATTCGTCCTTTCTGTCTACGTCACCGAGTCGCCCTTGAGGCCATCGAGTCTCCGTTCCTTGACCCGGAAAAGTACAAGTTCGACCCTTTCCACGTCGTCATGGCGGCGCGGATTCTGTCTACCTACGACAAGGAGGAGATGGCCCGTCCTTTGTCCTTTATCGAAAAACTATACATCGCTCGGATGGCGATGAGCAAGAAGTACTACTCGCGCTGCGTGGGCATGATCATTGGCTGCATCAAGGTCTCCCTTTCCTACCCCAAGTTCTGGAAGAAGGACGAGAAAAAGGAGAATAAGAAGTACGACGACATCCCGTTCCCCCTGTCCTGCGTTTCTAACCTTTGCCGTAATGGAGTCAGCCTGGAGGAAGCATGGACGATGCCGGAAGGCGAGGCCGTCTGGATGTCCGTAGCCAGCGCGATTTACAACGGGGCCAAGTTGGAAATCCTATCCACCGAGGAAGAAAAAGATTTAGAGAATTTCGACGCCCGTATTGAAGCCTACAAAAAGGCGAACAACCTACCCTGACACCGATGGCCGACCTATCTGTAACAATTGGACTAGACCAGAGCGAGCTGGAGAAAGGTCTTGCCAGCGCGGGTAAGAAACTCGGCGGTCTTGCTGGTTCTGTCCAGGCGGGTAAGAATCCTTTTAACGCCGCTGCCGGACAACTAAGTTCTGGCATGGGCATCGGCAGTCTTCTTGCTGGCCCTATCGGTGGCGTCATCGGTGCTTTCTTCGACGCCTTCGGTGGAATGCTTTCCGCCGCGCTTGCAAAAGTTAAGGAGATTGCCGATTACGCTCAGTCCATCAGGTTGTCATCGTTGACGACTGGACTTTCAATCGATCAGGTACGCACGATTGAAGCAATCGGCAAGGCTTTCGGAGTAAGTCTTCAGACTATGGTGAATGCATCGGTAGAGTTCACGCGCCGCATGGGCGAGGCTCGCATCAAGGGCGGAGAACTTACAAACATCCTTGCCAAGATGGGAGTCGGGATGGACGAGTTGGCCAACGGTACTTTCAATGACCAGAAGGCTATGAAGATGCTGGCCGATGCCTATGCCGCCGGCACGGACGAAGCCACGCTGCTTTACTACGGCACGAAGATGTTCGGAGATGCTTTCAAAGACCTTCTTCCCATCATCAAGGCCGGTTCTAGGGCCATCGACGACGCTGCCAACACTTACAAAAAAGCAGACCCGGGTGCGACATCTGCTCTCGGACGTCTTAAGAATGATTTAGATAACATTTTCACCTCTTTGACCAATATTGCGATTGATGGGTTTGGCGGCTTTGTCGAACAGGTCGAAGGGTTCATGTCGGATATTAAAAACATTTTTACGCTTAGTTCTTGGAACCCATTTGAATCATTAGAAGATAAGGTTAAGCGGAGGATGGAGAATGCTCCGAAGCACATGACCAACGAAGAACTCGTGAAATTCGTGCTTAAGGGTTTTGACCCCGAAGATCGTGAAAAAGCCGAAAAGGAAATCCGAAAGCAGCTCAAGGGTAACGGCAAAGTCCTCTCCCCTTTTGGTATGGCCGAAGCCGGCGCGGCTTCCCAGATGCAGCAGATGGGCGGCGGCGACATCTTCGGAGCCGTGGCCTTCACACCCCTTGAACGGATCGCCACGGCGACCGAAGAGACCGCTCGAAATACTACGCCTGGAGCCAATCCACCCCCCCGCACCCCTGACGAACTTTCACGATAATGTCTTCCACTACTGTCATCCCTTACGGTAACAACCTTCTCGACCCGAAACCGCAGCCCGGGTGGCAGATTGAGGCGGACGGATTCGGCCTACTTCAAGCACAAATCAAGTTCAAGTGGGACGTCTCTCAAATGGGCAACTTCACTACGAAGTTCGCCAAAGGCACCACTCTCGGAAGCCTGGTTTCTACCGCTCCGGCAAACCTTCAGCAGATGAAAATCTGGAAGGCAAACATGGTCTATGAGAAGGCCAACGTCCTGACCGTCACCGCCGACTTCTGCGGCATCGACCCCAACGTAAACAGCGGCACGAAGACGATCACTCAAGTCGTCATGTCAGGCTCTACGGCTTCCGAGCCTATCGAGCATCACCCTAACTTCCTCGTCGTAAACAGCCCCACCGGCCTGCCTCCGATGAGCAACGTCCTTGCTGGATTCCCGCCAGCATCTGGATGGGATGCAAACGTAGCCACAAACCCGAACCGCGCCCTTTGGACGCCCAAGGTGGCCAGCGGAGGTGCTACCCAAGGCCAGCAGTTCGTCGGCTTCCTGCCCAATCAGAGCATTGAGGAATACAACGCCGGCAACATTAATATCAAGGCCGGCATCAAGAACTACTACAAGCCGTCCAACACCCTGCGCTGCCTGTTCTATGTGAACAACGAGCAGACCGCCGTAGGTTTTGCTTCCTACGTCGGATGGAATACCAACGGTAACCTTTATCAGTTGCCAGATTCCTACAAGGGACT